GCTGGGCCGCTGGCCGGCCATGGCCGGGCTGATCCAGCCGATGTGCGACCAGCGGGTGCTGCCGGTCACCATCACCCCGGCGGCCATCCGGGAGATGGGCGCCCGGATCGAGCGGGCCGCGTCCGACATCCTGGCCGGCCGCCTGGACCCTCGTCCCGGTGACTACTGCCAGTGGTGCGAGGTCTCGCACGCCTGCCCAGCGTGGACTGTCCGTGGGGGGAGGGGCCGTGTCAGCATTGTCGCTTGAGGAGCGCTTCTGGCAGAAGGTGGACCGCCGGGGATATGGCGAGTGCTGGCCGTGGCTGGCAGCGCACGGGCGTTACGGTCAGTTCCGGTTGCAGGCCGGGCAGCTCGGTGTCGCGAAACGGTGTAACCGTCCGGCGCACTGTGTTGCGTTCGCTCTCGTCTATGGCCGCTGGCCAGACCCGCATGGCCTGCACGGCTGTGATTTCACCTTGTGCTGCAATGCTCTTAATCCGTCGCATGTGCACGAGGGGACGCAGCTGCAGAATGTCCGGGAGTGCATTGAGCGCGGGCGGGCGCGGTTGATTCAGCAGCAGCCCGGTGAGCGTAATTCGCTAGCGAAGCTGACTAACGAGCAAGCACGTCTCATCAGGGTCAGGTATTCAGGCGGAGGTGGGCTGCAGCGTGAGCTGGCGCTGGAGTTCTCTGTCTCTCAGCGAACGGTTTCTGATCTCGTTCGCGGCCGGACGTATCAGGATGCAGGAGGTCCGCTGATGGGAGAAGATCAGCGGTTCGCGGTTAATAGGCGGAGGGTGATCCGGTAAATGCCGAGCATCGAGGAGCAGGTGGCCGCGCTGCGCGGGCAGATTGCCGAGGCGCAGGCCGCCGGGGCCCGCGCCCAGCACCGGCTGGAGCAGGCCGAGGCCCGGGAGGGGGCCGCCGCCGAGGCGCTGCAGTCCGAGTTCGGCGTGGCGCCCGGCGAGGAGGCCGAGGAGCTGCTGGCCGGGCTGGAAGAGCAGCTGGCCGCCGAGCTGGCGAAGGTCCGCGCCGAGCTGGCCGGGGCGGGCGGCAATGGCTGAGGTCGACTACGGCGAGCTGTCCTTCACCGTCCGCCGGTTCGCGCTGGCCCGGCTGGTCGACCAGGCCGTCGTCGTCATCCCCACCGGGCACCTGATCCAGGAGGTGTTCGGCTGCTTCCAGGTCACCGTCCGGGCCGGCTGGCTGCAGCTGGCCGGCACCAACATGGTGCAGACCGTGTGGGCCGAGACCGCCTCGGTGACCACCCAGGGCGAGGGCGTGTTCTACCTGCCCGCCCGCAAGCTTCGCGCGCTGCTGGCCGAGGCGCCGGACGGCGACGTCACCGTGGCGGTGAAGCGGAATCACGCGACCGTGACCGCCGGCGCCGCCAGCTGGACGCTGAAGCTGCCGCCCGGCACCCGGTACCCGGTGCTGCTCGACCTGGCCGGGGTGGCCTTCGAGCCGGTCGGCCGCAAGGAACTGCTCGGCGCGCTGTCCGTCGTGCGGCACGCGGTCGGCAAGGACACCGGCCGCCCGCAGTACACCCAGGTCGGCATCGCCGCGTGGGGCAAGGTCATGTGCGCCTCGGCGTGGGACAGCGGCCAGTTCGCCCGCGCCCCGGTGCCCGGCTTCCCGTTCCCCTGCGGCATCCCCGCCTCGGTGCTCGACGACCTGTGCAAGCTGCTGGCCGCCGGGGCCGAGGAGAGCGCCGCGGCCGGGCAGACCGAGGGCGCGCTGGCGTTCCGGCTCGGCCCGGTCACCCTGGCCGTGCTCAAGCACGGCAAGGAGTTCGCGCTCAGCGACAAGCACCTGGCCGCCGCGCGGGCCAACGAGCTGGAGCTGGAGGCGGACAAGGCCGAGCTGCTGGCCGCCATTCGCCGGGTCCGGATCAACGCCGACGCCGAGACCTCCGCCATCGCGCTGGAGCTGGAGGCGGGCCGCCTGACCCTGGTGGCCCGGGACAAGGACGACAACGGCGCCCGGGAGACCATCGGCGCGACCTGGGGCGGCGGGCCGCGCCAGCTCATCGTCAACGGCGGCTTCCTGTACGCGATGCTCGACGTCCACCCGGCCGCCTCCTGCCGGTTCCGGGTCGGCAGGGACCCCGGCCGCCAGCGCTCGCACCTGCTGCTGGCCGACGAGGCCGCCGGCGTCTACGGGGTCATCCCGCAGATGCTGCCGCAGCACCTCGGCTACTGAGGAGCCCCCGGTGAGCAGCGGGCAGATAAGACGGTACAACTCCGGCCGCGGGTTCGGCTTCATCACTCCCGATGAGGGCGGCGCTGACGTGTTCGTGCACGTCCGGGGCCTGGCCCCGGGCACCAGCCAGGAGGAGCTGGCCGAGGGCACTCCGGTCACCTATGACACCGAGCTGTCGGAGAAGGGCGTGCGGGCGGTCAACGTCGCCATCGTGCGGGACGGGCCGTACCTGCCGGACGAGGAGACGCTCACCGCGGTGCGCCGCGCCATCGAGGAGTTCGGCGCGATGGTCCTGGCACTGCGGAAGCGCGGCTGGGACGTATGAACCACCATGAGCGCAATCATTCAGTTCTGGCCGCTGCCCGAGATGCAGGCTGAGGTCGACCGGTACTGCCACGCCATGGGCTGGCGCGAGGACCCCCCGGTCTTCGCCGACTGCATGGCCCTGCTGCACGAGGAGGTCTCCGAGGCCGGGTCCGCCTGGCGGCACTGGGACATGACCGACATGACCGGCAAGGTGACCGGGAACCAGCTGGCGCTGGATGCCAGCAAGCCCGAGGGCGTCGGCAGCGAGTTTGCCGACCTGCTCATCCGGCTGCTGGACGACAGCGAGCTGTTCGGCGTCAACCTGGCCGCCGAGGCATCCCGGCACGCTGGCCGCTACAGCATCAGCGGCTCGTTCCTCACCAACATGGACATCCTGCACGTCATGATCGCCAAGGCGTCCATGGCGCATGACGCGGACGACTGGCCTGATGAGGAGGGCGACCGCGGCGGCTGGACCTGGCGCCGCCAGTTCGGCACCATCTTGATGTTCCTCGCCCAGCTCTGCGAGTTCTACGGCGTCGACCTGCAGGCCGAGTACACGCGCAAGATGGCCTACAACCGCACCCGGCCGTACCGCCATGGCGGGAAGCAGCGTTAGCGAGCTGGCCGCGGCGGTCCGCGGCCAGCGCCAGCACCTGGACCGGCAGGCCGGGCGGGCCCAGCAGGTGGCCGAGGCCGGCAAGGCCGCCGAGGCCGAGGTGGCGGCCCTGACCGCGCAGCTGGAGCTGTACGATAAGGTCGGCTCGCTGCTTACCTCGATCGGGGAGCAGGCCCAGGAGACCGCCCGCGGCCAGGTCGAGGGCCTGGTCACCCGGGCGCTGCAGGCCGTGTTCGGGCCGCACCTGTCGTTCCTGGTGGTGCCGGACGAGGTCGGCGGGCAGGCGGTGCTGCGGCTGCTGATCCGGACCGAGCGGGACGGGGCGGTCACCGAGCGGCCGGTGCTCGACTCGCACGGCGGCGGGCTGGCCGCGGTGGTCGGCTACGTGCTCCGCCTGGTGGTGCTGCTGCTCACCCCGGACGTCCGGCGGATGCTGGTCCTGGACGAGCCGTTCACCTGGCTGTCCGAGGACCTCGTGCCGGCCATGGCCGAGTTCCTGCAACAGGTGGCCACCGAGACCGGGGTGCAGCATCTCATCGTCACCCACCAGCCGGAGCTGGGCCGGTACGCGGACAGCCGGGTCCGGCTGTCGCTCGGGCCGGACCTGGTGACCCGGGTCACCGAAGCCGAAGTCGAGTGAGTGGAACTGGCGGTCCTGCTGACCCTGCAGCTGCCGAAGGGCATGTCTGCTGCCGAGGCGTGCGCGGAGATCCGGCGCTCGGTGGAGTTCGGCCAGCCGCAGCTGCAGGTGATCTACGTGATGGAGAAGCGACCTGATGACGAGCCGGACTCCTGAGTTCATCGGCCGCTGGCTGGAGGCCGGCGACGGGGAGAATCTCGCCCTGATGGACGGCCCGATGCAGTTTCTCGGCGACGAGCCGAACACCGTGCTGGCCGAGTCGGGGTTTGACCGGGCGCTACTGTGGAAGTCCAGGTCCGCGGTCCGCTGGCTGATGGCCGCTTCCTGGCCGTATGAGCAGGCCGCGGGCAACATGGCCATCCCGGTCGTGTACTGGGGAATCAACGACGGCGACCCGTCCTGGCTGGCGGACCGGTGGTACCTGCCCGCCACCCCGCGCGACCTGGGCATCCTGGAGCGGGCCGGGCTGCCCGCCTGGGGCATCGAGACCCGGCACCAGCTGACCGACTTCGACGTGGTCGGCACCTCGGTCAGCTACCCGGTGCTGGCGATGAACTACGCCAAGACCCTGGCCATGAGCGGGGTGCCGCTGCGCTGGCGGGACCGCCAGGAGCAGGCCGCCGACTACCCCATGGTCATGGCCGGCGGGCAGGCTTACAGCGCGCCCGAGTTCATCTCCCCGATGCTGGACTGCTTCTGGCTGGGCGAGGTCGAGGACGAGCCGGGCAACCCCGGCGGGATCAGCGACTTCTGCGCTGTCATCGCGTCAATGAAAGCGGACGGCGCCTGGGCCGGGGACCGGCTCGGCTGCTACGAGCGGCTGGCCCGCCAGTTCCCGCACGTCTACTTCCCCCGGTTCACCGAGTTCACCTACAAGTACCAGGACCGCGGGCTGCCCGAGACCACCCTGATGGTCTCCGGGATGGCCTCGTCGCTGGGGCTGACGCATCGCGCCCGCCAGGTGCGCGACCTGAACGCCATCGCGCCGTTCACCCGGTCCCCGCTGCTGTACTCCGACCCGGGCATGGGCTCCGGCGACGTCGAGGTGGGCCGCGGCTGCACCTGCTGGTGCAGCTTCTGCAAGCTGAGCTGGGTGACTAAGCCGTACCGGCAGCGCTCGGTGCCCTACGTGCTGGCCTCGGCTAAGCGGTGGCGGCTGAACATGGGCTCGCTGGACATCAGCCTGGTCGCCCCCGACCCCCCGGTGCACACCCAGCTCAAGGCGCTGATCGCCGGGATCATGGAGCAGGTCACGCCCTGGATCGACGCCAGCTCCATGCGGATCGACGACTTCACCTCCGAGGGCGCCGAGTTCGCCCGGCTGCTGAAGGCGGCCGGGCAGGACAGCCTGACCCTCGGCCTGGAGGCGGGCAGCCAGCGGCTGCGGGACGTGGCTGGCAAGGGCACCAGCGACGACGAGGTGGTCCGCGCGGTCACCGCCGCTATCAGGTGCGGCATCAGGAAGATAAAGATTTACTTCATCACCAACTGGCCCGGCGAGGAGGCCGCCGACGTCATGCGGGTGGTCGAGTTGGGCCGGCGGCTGGCCGACGTCCGCGAGTCGTTCGGCGCCGACGCCCGCGGGGTGCGCATCCAGTTCTCCTACACGCCGCTGATCGTGGAGGCGCAGACCCCGCTGCAGTGGTTCGCGGTCACCGCCCCGGACTACACCCTGCAGGCGGCGCTGTCCCAGCTGAGCGAGCTGCACATCGACAAGAAGCTGGGCAGCAAGGCCAGCCCGGCCAAGCTCCCCTTCTTCCAGGCCTGCCAGCGGTCCTCCCGGCGGTGCGGGGAGGCCATCGTCGACGTGCTGGAGGAGCTGGACCGGGCCTCCTGGGGCGGGTTCCCCAAGGACATGCGCGAGCGGCTGGACGCGGCGCTGGCCCGGCGCGGGTTCCGCAACGGGCTGGAGGACCTGTTCGGCGAGCGGTACCGGGAGGACCTGTTCGGCTGGGAGCACATCAAGACCGGGGTGTCCGCCGGGCTGATGTGGCGGGCCTACCGGGACATGGTCGACCTGCTGGAGAACACCGACGCGGAGACCTACGACGAGGACTGCGAGGGCGAGTACCGCGGCGTGGAGTGGGTGCAGCGGTGCGACGAGGGCTGCGCCGGCAACACCTGCGGCGCGTGCAGCCGGGAGGACCTGGAGCTGCGCCGGGACTACATCCGGGACGGCAGGCAGGAGCGGGACCTGCGCGCCGACCCGGTGACCCCGCTGGACCACTCCACGGTCGCCTGCCGCATCCGGGTCAAGACCAGCCGCCCGCGCGCGCACCGGATGGTCTCCAACGAGTTCTACCAGCACCTGATCCGCCGGGCCGCGTTCCGGGCCGTCGAGGAGATCGGGGGCTGCCCGCCGATCGCCGCGCACACCGTCCGGCTGGCCAGCGACAACATGGTCTACCGGGACCGCACCGACGGGGCCGAGTACATCGAGTTCGGCGTCACCCGGTGGGTCAGCCCGGCCCGCGCCGGGTGGATCGTCGAGGTGATGGGCCGCGAGCTGGCCCCCTGGATGGAGCTGGCCCCCGGGCCGGAGCCGTTCGCCCTGCTGCCCGCCGACGCGCAGCTGCCGGTCCGGCCGCTGAGCCTGTGGGAGCTGCCGGTCGACCGGGCCCCGGAGGACCTGGCCGCCCTGCTGGCCGCCTGGGACGCGGCGGAGAAGATTCCGGTCCGGCTCCGCAAAGAGAGCTTCTACGGGGGCGAGGTCCCCGAGGACGGTGACGCCAAGGACCACGTGCAGGACATGTGGGCGGTCCGCGACGGGCACCAGGTCAGGCTGCGGATGCTGCTGCGCGGCCGGCTCGGCCCCTACCAGGCGTACGCCGCCCTGGCCGGGATGCCCAGCTGGATCGGGGCCGCCCGGCAGGTCGCCACCCGGGTCGACTTCTTCCGCGGCGAGGGGCAGGCGTGCCTGCGCTGCGGCCGGGGCATCCCGGCCGGGCTGCTGGACGAAGTGTTCGACATGGACTTCTGCCCCCGGTGCAAGGACGAGGACGGCGGGCAGATTGTCGCCGGGCTCGCCCGGGCCCGCGTATTACCGGACGCGGCCTGGTCTTCCCTCGGGCCGCGCAATCGTCAACAGGTGGGGAGAGAGCTGTGGAAAACCCCGGCACCGCTGAGCTGGTGCTCTGGCTGGACGAGCCGGTTCCCTGCATCTACGCGCCCTGCGCCGGCACCGCCGTGCTGGAGTTCGACGGCACCTGCACCTTCCGCGAGTGCGGGGAGTGCGGCGGCACCTGGGCGCACCGGCTGGAGCGCACCGAGGACCCCGGGTGCCAGCTCGGCCTGGCCGTCCCCGCCCAGCAGGCCGCTCCGCCCGGGCAGGCCTTCCTCGGCGGCATCGGCAGGAGGCCGGGATGATCGTCGGCAAGTCCTTGTCGGATGACGACGTGCTCGTGGCCTCGCTGCAGGCCGCGGTGCCCATGTGGATGCTGGAGCTGGGCGGCAGGCCCGAGGCCGAGCTGCTTGGCCTGGCCCGCGAGTCCGCGGACATCGTGGCCAGCAAGGGCGACGTGATCCTGTTCCGCGGCGGCAAGCGGGGCGAGACTGCCGCGGCGTTCAACGCGCTGGCCCGCGGCCTGGCCGTCATGGCGCTGGTCTGCCCGGGCGGGGTCACCTTCGCCGGGCAGCACTGGTGCGCCGACCACGCCGCGTGCGAGAGGGCCGCCGATGTCGCTTGACCTGGCCCGCAAGTACCGGCCCCGCCAGTTCGGGGACATGCTCGGACAGTCCCCGTCGGTCGCGCTGCTGTTCCTGATGGCCAAGCGCGGCACCGTGCCCGGCGCGCTGCTGTTCTACGGCGAGAGCGGCTGCGGCAAGACCACCATGGCCCGCATCCTCGGCGCGGCGCTGCACTGCGAGGCCGGCCCGGGCCCGGCTAAGGCCTGGCCGTGCGGCGCCTGCGAGGACTGCCTGGCGGTCGCTGACAGCCGGCACCCGTACGTGCACGAGGTCGACGCGGCCAGCAACGGCACCGTGGACAAGGTCCGCGAGATCCGCGCCCGGGCCGGCTACGGGACCGGCGGGGAGTACCTGCTGTTCATCCTGGACGAGGCGCACGGCACCTCCGGCCCGGGCATCGACGCGCTGCTCAAGACGCTGGAAGAGCCCGAGGAGCGGGTCATCTTCGTGCTGGTCACCACCCAGCCCGGGCGGCTGCCGGTCACCGCGGTGAACCGGTGCAGCCCCTACCCGTTCCGGCCGCTGGAGCCCGACGTCATCCTCAGGCGGCTGGTCATGGTCCGCCAGGCCGAGGGCATCGACGCGGAAGACGAGCTGCTGGCCGCCATCGCCGAGAGCGCCCGCGGCCGGATGCGGGACGCGCTGATGAAGCTGGACCAGATGGCCAGCGCGGGCATCGGCAGCGCGGAATCCTGGCGCGAGCTGACCGGCGAGACCGACTTCGCGCCGGGCCTGCTGGAGGCCGCCGCCGACGGCGATCACCCGGCCATGTACGCGGCGCTGAGAGCCGCGCTGAGCGCCTACGGGGACGCGGCCTACGTCACGGCCGAGATCGTCCGCTGCCTGGCCGACGTGGACGTCCTGAGCCAGGGCGGGGCCATCTCCGCGCGGGGCCTGGCGCTGGCCGCCCGCCAGGGGCTGGCCGACCGGCTCGGCGCCGCCCGCGCGGTGGCCGCCATGGAGGAGCTGTGGCGGCTGCAGACCCGGGTCCGGGTCGAGGACCGCGCCGCCGGGCTCACCCTCGCGCTGGCCATGGTCAGCCGGCGCCTCTGCCAGCTGCCCCCGGGCTCGGGGCCGATGCTGCCGGGCGGAGGCCAGCAGGCCTCCATCGAGCAGCTCGCGGACGTACTGGGCGGTAGACATGCAACGAAGGGCCGCGCCTGACCTGGCCGGACGGCACAGCAGCACCCTGCACCTGATGAAGTGGCTGGTGCCCAACCCGAACCTGGACGGCATTGCGCTGGACGTGTCGACCGTCATCTGGCACGCCGCGATCGAGCTGACGGAGCTGCTGAACGACGGCCCGGAGCTGAGCGCCGCGCTGCGCAAGCTGCGCGAGGCCAAGGACGCCGCGGTGATCCAGGCCCTGGAGGACTCCGGGATCAGGACCGGCTAGTGCGCAGGCTGCTGTGGGCGGTCCCCACCCGCGGTCGGCCGGAGCGGCTGGGCGTCCTGCTCAGCCGGGGGCTGGAGCTGGCCGCCGCCGAGACCGACTTCGCCATCGGCATCGACCACGACGACCCGGCCGGCCCGGCCTACCTGCAGGTGGCCGAGGCCCTGGCGGCCGGGCCCCGGGTCAAGTGGCTGTTCCGGGAGCGGGACACGCTGACCGGCTGGACCAACAAGCTGGTCGGCACGTTCGAGGGGCAGTACGAGTACTACGGCTCGATCGGGGACGACCACGAGCCGGAGACCCAGGGCTACGACGCCGACCTGGCCGGCGCCCTGGACCGCATCGGCGGCGGCATCGCCTACCCCAACGACATGCACCAGGGCGCGTGGCTGCCCACCTGCGCGGTGGTCAGCGCGGCCATCGTGGAGGCGCTGGGCTGGCTGTGTTACCCGGGCTGCCGGCACTACTTCGTCGATGACGTCTGGAAGCACCTCGGCGGGCTGGCCGGCTGCCTGGCCTACCTGGACGGGGTGCACGTCCGGCACCGGCACGCGGTGTTCGGGGAAGCGGCAAACGACCGCACGTACGCCGAGAGCATGCCATACTGGGCGGCTGACCAGGCCGCGTTCGAGCGCTGGCTGCAGGGCCAGGTGGACGAGGCCGGGATGGTCATCAGCGGCAGCGACGTGGACAAGGCGCGGAAGGCGGTGGGCCGTGAGCGTGGCTGAGGACTACATGGAGCGGCTCGGCGCCTGGTCCGACATCCGGGGTCACCTGGAGTTCATGTACAAGACCGTCATCGGCTACCGGCGGCCCCGGGTCATCGAGCTGGGGGTGCGGACCGGGGTGTCCACCTGCGCGCTGCTGGCCGGCGCCATCGAGGTGCAGGGCAAGCTGTGGTCGGTCGACGTCGACGAGCCCCGCGTCCCGGAGTCCTGGCTGGCCGAGCCGGACTGGACCTTCATCCGGGGGGACGACCTGACCGGGCCGGTGATCGACGCGCTGCCCCGCCGCTGCCAGGTGCTGTTCGTCGACACCCTGCACGACTTCGACCACGTGCTGGCCGAGCTGGCCGTCTACATGCCCCGGCTGACCCGGGACGGCGTGGCGCTGGTGCACGATACGGAGTGGGACGTCGGGGACCGGCAGCTAGAGGGGCCGACCGGCCCGGTGGCCCGGGCGCTGGACGACTACTGCGCCCGGCACGAGCTGACCTGGGGGAACCGGCCCGGGTCCTACGGCATGGGCGTGATCCGGCCCGGGATCTACCCCGCGGGCCAGACCCGGCCGTGGGGGTAGCCGATGCGGTGGTGGGACTGCTTCATGTTCCGCGGTGAGCTGGACATGCTGGAGTGCCGGCTCACCGAGCTGGAGGACTCCCCGGTCTGGCGGCACGTCCTGGTCGAGGCGGACGTGACCCACCGCGGTGACCCCAAGCCGCGGGTCTTCTTCGAGAACCGGGAGCGGTTCGCCCGGTGGAAGGAGAAGATCGTCTACGTGTCCGGCAACCTGCCCGGCCGCGAGGACGCCCCGGACCTGGACCCGTGGGTCCGCGAGCACCAGCAGCGGAACTGGGCCGGGATCGCGCTGGAGCGGGCCGGCCCGGGGGACCGGGTGCTGATCTCCGACGTGGACGAGATCCCCTCGGCCGCGGTGTGGGCGGCCAGGCCGCCGGCCCTGCTCATGCAGCGGGTGGCCTGCTTCGCGGCCGACTGGCTGTGGCCGGTGCCCGAGCCGACCGGCGTGACGGTCACCGTCGAGCACCTGCGCGGCCTGCAGTTCGACCTGGCCGCCGCGCGGGACGCCCGGCACTCCTACCGTCAGGTGCCGGATGCCGGCTGGCACTTGTCATGGATGGGCGGCCTGGACGAGCACCTGGCCAAGCTGGCCGCGCACTGCCACCTGGAGCAGGACACCCCGGACACCGTCCGGTTGATCACCTCCGGCCAGGCCTGGCAGCAGGGCTGGCACATCGGGGTCAAGCTGGTGCCGGCCGACGTCGACGAGACCTGGCCGGGCTACGTCTGGCGGCGCGAGTGCCCGGACAGCTGGTTCCGGCCGCGGGAGGAGGAGCCGTGCCCGAGGTCCGGCTGAACCTGGGCTGCGGCGCCCGGCCGACGCCAGGCTGGGTCAACGTCGACATGGTCGGCGTGCCCGGCGTCGACGTGGTGCACGACCTGGACGCCTTCCCCTGGCCGTTCGAGGACGAGTCGGTCGCGGTGATCCGCGCGTTCGACGTCTTCGAGCACGTGGACCGGCCGCTGGAGTTCGTCAACGAGTGCTGGCGCATCCTGGAGACCGGGCATCACCTGATCATCCACACCACCCACTGGCAGACCGAGAACAGCTACACCGACCCGACGCACAAGCGGTTCTGCACCCCGCGCACGTTCGACTACTGGATCAGGGGCTCGGAGTACCACGCCCGGTACGGCCCGGTCTACTCCCGGGGCTGCGACTTCGAGCTGGTCGACCGCCGCACCGACGGCCAGGAGCTGGCGTTCCTGCTGCGCAAGCTGGCCCGGGCGGACGATTAGCCGGGCGTGACCGACTGGACCAAGTTCGACGCGCTGTTCACCTGCCCGGAGGCGGTGACCGACCAGGACCTGCGGGACTCCTACCAGCAGCTGTACGTCCAGGCCAAGGAGGAGTGCGAGGGCCTGGAGATGTCCTCGGCCCAGATCATGCGCACCTCGGTCATGCTGGCGTGGTACTACAAGCACCAGCAGACGTCCCGGGTCGGCTACGGCGACAAGGGCGGCTACCAGCACCCCGGCCAGGAGAAGGACGCGCTGCTGGCCTGGGAGCAGATCGCCCGGGGCTGGGATGACGTGCGGACCAAGAGCAGGCCGCGGGCCGACGGGCTGCCGCCGGAGAAGGTCCGGGACATCTTCCTGGCCGTGCTCGGCGAGATCGACGAGCCCGGGCTGCGCGCCGTGCTGCAGGACAAGTTCGTCGAGGCGCTGAGCGCGGTCTGATGAGCGCCCTGGCCTAGCTAGGAATCTCGCGTCCGCCTGGCGCACGGTTTGCTGGTGCGGTTGGCCAGCGGTCTAGTCGGCGGTCGACGGGGCGGACGTATTGGATGGAACTGTATGGAATCCACCACTCGCCGTGCGGGGTGTTGCACAGCAGTCCTGTGGTCATAAGTACCATGTCGTCCAGCTGGGCCTCTATGTGGCCGACCTTTGGCGAGTCCATCGGGCCTTCCATCCAGGAATTAGGCCCGGCGTTAGGTTCGGCATAGCTCCATGGAAGCCCGATGATGATCCAGCCTTTGCCTTCGACGTCGCCCTGGTCGGCTATACGTTCGAGGACCTTCTTGGTTTCGGGCCCCCATCCATTGACAGCATGTGCCATGTCAGCTCCGATGTGGATCAGGTCGCTCAGGCTCAGGTTGTTCTCCGACATGATCTGTTGGGTGGCGTCGCTGATGTAGGCGGTTGCTCGGCGTGCTGTCATGGGTTCAGTGTAGAGGTGTGTACCAAAGTCCGTCTTGTGGTAGCACCTGCTGGCCGACATGGTAGTCGTATGGGTAACGGTTACAAGCGGGAGCCGGACATTCGGGATATTGAGGTCTTGCCCGCCGATATCATGACAGCAGTGTGCGGTGACGCGACCAGGTGCACCTTGGCGCTCGTGGGAGCACGAGTGGTCGGTCACCCCGTGACTGCGATGTACGACGATGCTCTCGGCGAGGTCACGATCCGCTGGGACGTACCTGATGGGCAGGGTGTCCGGTATCACGTCGCGGTGGTGAAGGAAGATCGAATAGCTATTCGAATTTTGCTGTTGACGGATCTCAACAAACGGAGGTTGCTCAGGAGCGCCCGGTCACGTGAGCCGCTCAGAGTGAGCTTTGAGCAGCATTTCTCGGCGCGTGCTTGTTCCAGGAAGCGCACCCCGGAGCAGATGGCGGTGGAGCGCGACCGAGCCAGGGAGCTGAAGGAGCTACGGGCTGCCGGGCTGGCGTCGCCGCCAGTGCATCGGCGCGCCTCGAAAGTCAGCCAGGGCCGCGGGATGCGCGCGATCGGGACCGTCCCGGCTGATGCGTAGAACAGAGTGTGGAGTGTTTTGTTCTGGGCTGCGGTCGTCCGGTTAAGAGTGCAGGGCTGTGCCAGGCTCACAAGCGCAGGCTTGAGGTCCACGGAGATGTCCTGGCGCATGTGCCTATCCAGGTCCATCACCGAGGTCGGAAGGGCATCTGCGGCGTGCTTGGTTGTGGGCGCGTCTACCGGTCCAAGGGATTGTGCCGCGAGCACTACATGGAGAAGTTCGGGGCCGGCCTGAAGGACCAGCCCTGCTCTGTGCCGGAGTGCAAGCGCCCGCTTTACCGCCGTGGCTGGTGCGCCGGTCATTATCAGCGGTGGAAGAAATACGGTGACCCGCTGGCCGGGGGCCCGGTGCGAGCTGTTCGGGGAACTGGCCCGTCCAAGTGGGAGAAAGACCAGGTTAGGCGCCTGGCAAAGGCCAAAATTAGCCAGGTTACGGGCGAGACCGCCGAGTACGTGACGATTATCCGAGGTGACCCGTGCTCGTACTGCGGGGCTCCGATGGAGCACGTTGACCACATCGTGCCGTTCGCGGCTGGAGGGCCTACGGACTGGACCAATCTGGCGCCATCGTGTGCCGGGTGCAACCACCGCAAGAGCGACAGGCCTCTGCTGCTCTTCTTGCTGGCGGAGGGGGGTGATGTGGATGGGGGAGCATCTAGACAAGCTGCTTGAGCTGGCCGCCGTTATCGACGTTGACGCTACCGACTCAGAAGCTCATGAGCATCTGTTGCGCGAGTGTCCGTGGTACCGCCATGTTGACGGCGGCGGTGCGGAGGATGTTGAACGGCACTGCCAGCCGACCGAGGAATCGGGGGCCGTGCCGCGGCTGGTTGTCAAGCTGACCCCGCGGACGCCTGAGGCGTCAACGGTTCCGCAGCCGACTGTGCCGCCGGGAGGTCCCGGGCTCTGGCATGTGAAGGGGATGCAGCTTCCCCCGTTAGGCGTACATCCAGCATCTCTACAAGCATCTGGTGGCCCGGTACGGCAAGGAGAAGGCCTACGGCGTGGCCAAGGGCATCGTGGCTAAGTGGGCCGAGGGCATCGCCCCTGGCGGGAAGAAGGGCGGCAAGCCCCGGCACACCCATCCCGATGTCCGGGCCGCGGCGCAGCGGAACATCGCCGAGTGGGAGCAGAAGCGGGCCCGGGCGCACGCCCAGCACGCCAAGACCGAGGCGCGGACAAAGAAGGGTCACGCGCTGGCCGCCACCATGGCCGAGCTGGCCGTCCGCAACCTCGGCTCGGACGGCCCCACCCCGCTGGACCACGTGACCAGCATCGCGCACGAGGTCGAGGAGATCGGCTGGGACCTGTCCCATGCCCGGGTGCACATCGACACCCTGGGCCGCAAGGCGGACGACGCGACCCGCGAGTTCAACGCCGAGCACGCCGACCGCCACCTGGACAAGGCGCTGACCAAGTGCGCCCGGTTCTTCGCTACGATAAGGGCTCACTACCCGGGCGAGGCCGCCGCGCTGGACAAGCTGCTGGAGGCGCGGCGGGCGGTCGGGCTGGCCCGCACCCTGGAGCACAAGGCGACCACCCCGCACCTGGCCGACACGGTGGCCGGCAACGTGGCGCACGCCAAGGTGCACCTGGACATGTTCCGCGGCGCCAAGACCGACGAGGACCGCCGGTACAACCTGCAGCACGTGACCGGGCACATGGACAGCGCGGCCGAGCACCTGGCCAAGCTGATGCGGCACCTGGCCGCCAACTACCCCGGCGAGGCCAAGGCGATGGACCGGGTGTCCGCGCTGCGCGCCGAGGTCGGCCTGGCCGGGCAGACCGTGACCGCGCCGGGCGCCCAGCCCTACAGCGTGCCGTCTGCCACCGGGCTGCCGGCCCGCCAGTACGGGCTCTACCAGAAGCCGTCGGCCACCGTCGCGCCGAGCCCGCCGCTGCCGCCGGACGTGCAGCTGCCCACCGCGGCGGAGGTCCGGGCGCTGCTGCCCCTGGTGCCGCCCGCCGGCGACGTGTCCCTGACCAGCACCGTGCGCAAGTTCCTGGAGGCCGCCGCGGTCAAGCTGGAGAAGGACACCCCGATCGAGGCGCTGACCGCGCTGCGCAGCGCCCAGACGGCCATCTACTCGGCGCACAAGTCCGAGCTGGCCGACGCCAGCCCCGGCGTGTTCACCGCCAACATCTTCGCCCAGGCCCCGCCCGCCGAGCAGTCCTCCTCGACGACCTCCATGCGGGAGAGCCGGGGCCGCACCGAGGCCTACCGCTCGCTGGAGCAGAAGGTGGGCGCCCTGGCGGACCGCATCCGCCGCAAGTTCTTCCACGGGGTCTTCTCCGGCCCCTCCCAGCTCGGCCGGTTCACGGAGGCTGACATGAGCGCAATCGACCACCTCGCCGCGCTGGCCGGGACCGGGTACGTCACCGGGAAGGACGTCAGCTTCCCGGCCGAGTCCGACACCACCCAGGCGGTGCCGCTGGAGCAGCAGCGCGGCCCGTCCCCGTTCCGGCTCAGCCCCAAGGCGCACGCCGAGATCGCCGCCATGTCCCCGCTGGACCGGCTGAAGGTGACCCGGCAGCTGGAGGAGGCGACCCGGTTCCTGAGTGACGCGCACAAGCTGCAGGGCAGTCACCGGCTGCTGCAGGCCAAGTTCATCGCGGCCAGCGTGGGCGCCCTGGCGCTGGAGTCCGAGCTGGCCGACTGGATCAGGTCGGTCGGCATGCAGACCAACAACACCAAGACCGCGCCGCACGAGCGGAAGACCGAGGCGGGCGGCAAGACCGTCGGGCAGCAGGACAACCGGCAGACCAGGCCCGCCGACGCGGGCACCGGCCCGGCCCGGCTGACCGCCAGCTTGCGTCGATTACCCAGGGCAAACCGCTAGCCGGGAGGTCCTGATGACGACGGCCCTGGACAAGCTCGCGAGGCTCACCGCGGTCAGCGCGACCGACGACGAGGACTGCGCCGGGGCGCTGGTCGGCGCCGCCTGGGGGAACGCGGCCGAGCTGTTCGCGCTGCTGGCGGACAGCGACGGCGACGACGACAAGGACAATGACGGCGAGGATGGCGACGAGGACGGCGGTCACTCCGGCCATGCCACCTTCAAGGCGCTGGTCAAGAAGGGCGTCCCGGCCGCCCGCGCGTCCAAGATGTGCGCCCAGGCGGACCGGCGGGTCAAGGCGACCGAGCTGGCCGAGGCCATCATGGTCGCGCTGGACGGGCTGGCCGCCGCGCCGGGCGACTGGGTGGAGGACACCGCGCTGGACACCTGGACCGTGGCCATGGCCGGGGAGACCTCCGAGGGCGGCCCGAAGAAGCCCTACGGGAACGTGACCTACGCTGACCCGGGCTACCAGAAGGACGGCAAGAAGCGCTATCCGCTGGATACTGAAGCCCACGTCAGGGCCGCTCTTTCGTACATAAACCACAGCGACAACGCGGCCGAGTACTCCTCCGGCCAGCTCGCCTCGATCAAGTCCAAGATCAAGGCCGCCGCCCGCCGGCTCGGCATCGAGGTCAGCGGGGACGACGACGGGGAGAAGGCCGCCGCCACGATGCTCGCGCTGGCCGCCAGGCTGGCCGGCGGCGCCATACCCATGAGCCATGGCCCGTTCACCGGCACCCACTCCCACGCGCACTTCCAGTCCTCCGCGCACGACCACGACCACCAGCACCACGGCGACAACAGCCACGACGGCGGGCCGCTGCACCGGGCCGGGTCCAAGGCCCAGCGCGGCTACATGTGAGCCGGGCCGGGCAGTCCGCGGCGCTGCTGCTGGCCGGCGCCACCGACGCCGACGTGCTGCTGTCCAGGCGGGCCAGCCAGGACGTCTTCGCCGAGGAGCCGGTCCCGCTGACCGCGTTCGTGCAGGACCGCGGCTATCTGGCCAACCCGCCGCTGTCCGAGGTGCAGTACGAGGCCGTCCGGCATGCGGAACGGGTGTTCTACGCCGAGACCTACGACCTGCTGGCCGGCAGCGACGACCGGGCGGTCCGCGGCTACTGGTCGCAGCCCTGCCGGATGGTCAACTTCCTGGAGCTGGAGTGGGGCAAAGGCGGCGGCAAGGACCACACGTGCAGAATGGTGGCGATGCGGGTCTGCTACCTGCTGCTCTGCCTGCGCAGCCCGCAGGAGTACTACGCGATGCCCGAGCAGGACTCCATCCACTGCCTGAACGTGGCGTCCAGCTCCAAGCAGGCCCAGCGGGCCTTCTTCACCCCGATGCGGCGGGCGGTCACCCGGCCCGGCTGCTGGTTCCAGCGGTCCGGCATCGTGGACATCCTGGACGCCGCCGAGCGGCAGCGCCGCGGCAGCCGGAGCGAGGGCCGCGCCACGGCCCTGCTCGACACGATCAAGTTCGAGCACAACATCGAGGCGGTCTCCGGGCACAGCGAGGCGGACAGCCAGGAGGGCCTCAACCTCATCCTGGGGATCGCGGACGAGATCGACGCGTTCCGGTCCAACGCCGAGCTGGCCCGGCTGACCCCGAACCGGCAGCGCGAGTCCTCCAGCTCGGCCGAGGCCATCCTGGACATGCTCCGCACCTCGGCCGCCACCCGGTTCCCGCAGACCTACAAGTGCATGCACATCAGCTATCCCCGGTACCTGGGCAGCACCATCCAGAAGCTCGTCGCCCGGGGCCGCCAGGACAACGCGGAGAAGGGTGACCGGTCCCGGTACTACGTCAGCGGGCCGCTGGCGTCCTGGGACGCCAACCCGCGCATTCCCGGCAAGCACGCGTTCAGCGAGGACTACGAGAAGGACCCGGCGCTGGCCGAGGCCAAGTACGAGTGCAGGCCGCGGCGCGCGGTCAACCCGTACTTCGCCAACGAGACCGCCATCCGCGAGTGCTGCCGCGAGGTGGCCCAGCAGCCGGTGGCCGTCGACTACGTGCGCGAGCGGGCCTCCTGGCGCCCGCTGTACACCTTTGCGCCGGGCTTCTACCCGGTCAAGGGCGCGCTGTACGCGATGCACGCCGACCTGGCCCAGTCCGGCGACCGGGCCGGGCTTGCCATGGCGCACATTGCCACCTGGCAGGACCACGTGGTGACCGGCGAGCAGGAGGACAAGATCGAGGTCAGGCTCACCGAGCGGCGCCCGGTGGTCAAGGTCGACTTCGTGCTGTCCTACAGCTCCAACCCCGGCGCGGTGCCGCCGATGGAGATCCAGATCCGGTGGGCCAGGCTGCTGTGCCTGGAGCTGCGCCGGATGGGCTTCCCGATCACCAGGTTCACTTTCGACCAGTGGCAGTCCAAGGACTCGATGCAGATCCTGGAGGCCCAGGGCATCGAGACCGACCGGTTCTCCACCGACGTGTCCGAGGAGGGCTGGCGGACGCTGCGGGACGTGATGTACGAGGGCCGCCTGGACATGCCGCTGCGCGAGCTGGTGGTCACCGAGCTGCTGGGATTGTCAAGGCTCCCCAACGGCAAGGTTGACCACCTGGGCGACAGCTCCAAGGACGAGGCCGACGCGCTGGCCGGCGCGGTCTGCGGGGCGCTGGAGGCCGGCGGCCAGGAGGACCCGTCCGGCGAGCGCGCCTACCTGGGCGAGGCGGTGTTCTACGGGCCCGAGCCGGACATCAGCCTGGCGCCGCTGGGCATGGTCCCGCTGCGGCTGATGCAGCCGGACCGGTTCATGCCGGTCGACCGCCCGGGCATGGAGGCGGGACCGGGCTACCTGGACGACTGGGGCTCGTCCCCGGACTACTACCGGTGAAGCGGCTCCGGCGGTCGATGACCGTGCTGGAGCGGCAGCAGCTGCGCCAGGAGGTGATGCGGCGGCAGCTGGACCTGGCCTGCGAGCGGGCCGCGGTGTACGGGCTGTCGCAGGCCTGCCTGGCCGCCCTGCGCGAGACCGGCCCGGCGGCCATGATCCTGCACCAGGCGTGCCGGGCCGAGGACATCGGCGGCACCGGCTGCCTGTGCGTGCACCACGACGACGCCCGGACCGGCGTGACGGTCAGCGGCTCGCTGCCAGCGCCGCAGCTACCGCGATAGGGTGCTCGCGCTCGTAGTGGCCGGACAGCTGGGGCGGGGGCATCTCGTCGCTGCAGAGCGCGCAGATCGCGATCGGCGGCGGGCCGGTTCGCACCGGGGCGGGCGGCGGCGTCGGGGGAGCGGGCTTCTGAGCAGTGGGTTTCTTAGGCACGGCTTCATCTTTCCAGATTTTTTCCCCGAGTCAAGGAACCGGGCTTGACACCGGTCAAGCAAGAGCGTAACGTAGGGGGTGAACGAGAAAACCCGGTTGCCGGACAGCCCGGCAGCCCGATAACGTAGGAGTCATGGTGGGCACGAGGCAAGCACAGCGACACGGGTGGTCAAACCCGTTCATCGCGCTGCCCGAGTGCGCCAAGGACGCCGAGGTGGCACCTGGATAAGGACCAGCAGGACCTGAGACCAGGAGCCGCCCCCGGGACACACCGGAAAGGGCGGCTCTCGGCATCTAGGACAACTTCACATGGGTGAGTGGCACAGCGGCGACTGCAGTCATTCCAAAACCGCCATCATCGAGGGTTCGAGTCCTTCCTCACCTGCGACCGTCGGCCGAGCGAGAGCGAAGCGGGCGCATGTCAACTGCAAATTCTCAAGACCATAGCGTGAGCATCGAGCGGGCCTGCCAAGCCTGCTCACATACGACCCTGACCGCCGTATGGCGGCAGGGACAAGGCGGCTCCGGGCTCCGGCCCGGTGCTGCCCCTGGGGCCTTAGCTCAGCTCGGTAGAGCGGCTGCATGGCATGCAGTAGGCCGCGGGTTCAAATCCCGCAGGCTCCACCAGGAGAGATCGGGGTGCAGAGTAGGGCGCCGGCGGTCCGCTAGCCGCGGCTGCGGGTCGTAATCGGCCGGTCGTCCTCCCGGGTTCGGGCCAAGCGCCCAGACCACCTCTGCGGTCAAGGGGATGTAGCTCAGCCTGGTAGAGCGCCCGGTTCGCACCCGGGGTCTTCGCGTCGGTTCAAATCCGTCCTTCTCCACTCGGGCTAGCTGGCTGGCCCAGGCGCCGAAGTAAGGTCCGGCCTGGTCGCGAACGGGACCGGAACGAGGTATCAGAGGCACGACAGCCAGCAATGACAGGATCGAGGAAGACGGTAATCTGCCTCGTTCGGAGCGAGGAGAAACCGGGTTCGACTCCCGGGGTCCTGACGAGAGGGAGATGCGGGTTCAAGTCCTGCCCTGCCAGTAAGAAGCCCCGTTTAGTGTCCGGCCGGCGCGAGGGGTTCTGGCAGGTAGCTCAGCCGGATAGAGCACCCTCATAACGGGAAATCGCGTAAGGGTCAGCGCGCCTGCTTTGGGAGCAGGCAGATGGGGTTCGAGTCCCTGTTTCCCGACTGCGGGGAGGAACCCCCGGACCGGGGTGCGGAGCGGGGTCTCCGTCCGGCCGCCTCCCCACTATGGCTCTCTAGCTGAGACGGATTAGCGCCGGATTGAAGCCCCGGGCTAGGCAGGATCGTTAGCAGCTGGGTAAGGGTGAAACGGCGGTGTAAGAGACCACCAGCAGGCCGGGTGACCGGCCTGGCTAGGTAAACCCCACCCGGAGCAAGACCGCAAGGCCGAGGGCGGCCCGCCCGCTGACGCCTGGTAGGTCGCACGAGCCAGGCGGCGACGTCTGGCCTAGATGGATGGCCGTCACCCCGCGAGGGGGACAGAACCCGGCCTACAGGCCGGCTCAAAGCTGTATGCTGCTCGCGCCTGGCGCTGGTCCCGATCAGCCGACCCCCAAGTTTGCTCCAGGGGCTGGCGCCAGGTTTTCCCGCCTCCGGGCGGATGTGCGGTATAAGTCCTGGCTGCTCAGGCCAGGCATCCATGTGACCGTAGTGTCTAGCGGTAGCACGCGACTTTGCCAAGGTTGCAGCGCGAGTTCGAATCTCGTCGGTCACTCGGAGGAACAGGCCCCTTGCTCAGTTGCCCACCCCGGCGCAGTAGGTGACGAAGTACGTCGTGGAATTACCCCGGGTGTCGCACTTCAGGGAGCCGTACCAGATCGCGGCGTACACGTCCTCGCGCATCCAGTACGACCGGCCGCCAGCGGTGAAGTTGACCCCGGCCTGCGCGTGGTTCGTGTTGTTCCCGACCGTCCCGCACCAGGTGACGTGCGCGCCGTTGTATGCCGGGCAGTGCACGTAGCCGGACTTGATGCTGATCAGTATGGTGGAGTGAGCCGCGTTGAACTGGACGAACGCGCTCGCTGGAGCGCTGTAGGCTTCTGCGCCGTAGTACTGGTACGTGCCGGCGGAGGCCGGGGAAGCGGCCAGGGCCAGCCCGGCAGCCAGCGCCAGGGCGGCGATGATGCGACGGGTAATCCCCATGTCACTCCCTGCGTGCGATTACCGGCAGGATAACCCCGGTAGCGGGGTGTGTGAAGTGCTCAATGTCCGAGTAGCCCAACTGGCAGGAGGCATGCGGCTCAGACCCGTAGATGTGTGGGTTCGAATCCCACCTTGGACACCATGGAGCTGTGGCCTGGAGTGGCTGCACAGGAGCCGGTTGCTAACCGGCCGACGCGAGACGTCCGCGGGTTCGAATCCCGCCAGCTCCTCCATGGAGGGTTCGCCTAGTCAGGCCTATGGCGCCTGCCCGGAAAGCAGGTTGGGCGTCAGCCCTCGGGGGTTCGAATCCCTCACCCTCCGCTCAGGTTGGCCGGGGCGGTCCAGCCTGCCTCGCAGCTGAAGATGCCGGTCGAGTTGTACATCACGATGTCGCCCAGGCGGCGCGCCTGGCCCGGGTGGGCGAACGCGTAGCAGGCCTGGAACCACTCGCGGAACTGCCAGTCGCTGGCCAGGGCAATGGCGTCGGCGCCGTGGCCGGTGGCCTTCTCGATCAGCGCGCTGCCGTCTGGCAGGCCCGTCTCCGTGGCCATCTGGTCGAAGCCCCTGGCCAGGTAGACGGCCTTCCCCTCGGCCCAGTGCCCGGCTGTCTGCACTCGGTAGGGGCTGCCGCTCGCGTCGAAGTCGTTTCCTGGCATCGCGCATGACGCTAGCACTTGCCGCGGCAGTTGCACAGACTCCCTGCGCACGGTTGACTCTGCCGCGTTACCTGGGTTACGCGATTACCGCCTGGCCGCAATCCTGGAGCTGTCGCCTAGTGGCTTATGGCCGCCGTCCCGAAAACGGCCGAGGGTAACTCCTCCGTGGGTTCGAATCCCGTCGTCTCCGCTAGCCGATCTTGGCCCGGCGTATGCGCTCTTTGCGCTCGAAGTTGCCGAGGTTGTTGAAGCCCCACCAGCGGCCGATCCGCAAGCCTATGAACAGGCCCACTATCAGGCCCACGATCAGAGCACCAGCCATGGCACGGATGGTAACCCGCGCCTGGCCATTTGTAACTAGGTCGCATAGCTCAGCCAGGGAGAGCGCCTGCTCGACAAGCAGGAGTGCGCTGGTTCAAACCCAGCTGTGACCACGCCTCTTTAGCTCAACGGACAGAGCGGCCGGCTACGAACCGGTCAGATGTGAGTTCGAATCTCGCAGGGGGCACTCAGGGCGATTAGCTCAGCGGCAGAGCGGCTGGTCCACACCCAGTGCCGTGCACAGGTTCGAGTCCTGTATTGCCCACTATGGTGGCCGAGTTCGAGAGGCGAGGAGCCGGGCTGTGAATCCGGTTGGAGAGGGGTCGGTACCCTCCGGTCACCCCAAGGCGGAAGTGAGCGCCGGCGCGCTCAGCGGTCTGTAAAACCGTCGCTTTCGGGCATGCCAGGGTCGGCACCTGGTTCCGCCACTCTTTGCACCGCGGTCGTGACCGGCCCGTGCCGATGCCAGCAAACCGGACCTCGGACTCGGTAACCCATCAGAGCGCCTGATGACGAGGGTCACGCTCCGCGGCGCCGCTCAGCACGTTAGCAGTGTGTGACAGCAATGTCACTAAGCGCCTGTCGTTCAATGGACAGGATGGCGGCCCCGAAGCCGTTGATGGAGGTTCGACTCCTCTCAGGCGCACTATGAGGCACATCTCGCCGGCGCGGGATGCGGTCCGCAAAACCGCAGCAAGCCGGGTTCGACTCCCGGGTGTCTCTCCATGACCCCGTGGTCCAGTGGACGAGGACGACGCCCTCCTAAGGCGTAAGCGCGCGTTCGAGTCGCGCCGGGGCCGCCAGATAAGCGACCGCGCCCGCTGCGACGGGCGCGGCCTGTGCGGGATGCCGGGTCAGGCGCCGGGGACGGAGAACATCTCGGCCGCAGCCGCGCCCGGGTTCACCGTGACGGCGACCGGCGCGGGGTCCGCGATCGGCGTGGCGCCGTCCGGGCCGAGCAGCGGGCTGCCGTCTGCCGCGGTGGAGGCAACGCTCAGGTTGGCCGAGCCCGCGGCGACCGCGGAGAGCGGGAACTGGATGTTGGCGATGCCGGTGGTCGCGTCGGCGCCGGCTACGGCGGCCCCGACGCCCAGGATGGCGGTGTTGTCAGACGTGGCAGTTGACAGCGTGCCTTCCGGGGGCGCTACCGGGTCCCCGTGGTCGTCCGTGAACGAGAGCACGGCTACGGCGTTGGTCGAGTCGACGGTCAGGGGCATGGGGTCTCCTTCGATAGTGATGGCAACTGAGGCGGCGGGGGCTCTCACGGCCCAGGCCGTTAGCGGCTTGGCCAGGGCAATGAGCTGGGCTGCATCGAGCGGGCCTTCCCCCTCGTGCATCACGCTCGCGGCCACGAGCGCCACGGCCCTGGCTACCTGGGCGCCCAGGTGGGCGGCAGGCGGCGCGGGCGGGACGGGCGCGGGTGGCGGGGAGTCCGTGACCCAGGCTGACCAGGCGGCAGCCGTTTCGAGCACCTGGCTGGCGTCGACGTCACGTCCGGCCCAGAACTGCGCCGCGGCGACCATGGCCGCCTGGCGCACGCCGACAATGTCCGGGGCTGGCTGAGCGGGTTCCACGACTGGTATATCGGCTGCGGCCACGAGGCAGCAGCGTAGAGCAGCCAGGTGTCCGGTGCAGGGCGAACGGGTAATCACGTCCCGCCTGATCCGGTGAACGTTTCCGGGCTGCTCGGCGGCGGGCTGGCCGGGGTGGTGACCAGGCTCGGCGGCGGTGATGCCGTCGGTGATGCCGTCGGCGGGCCGGACGATGCCGGGGGGTTCGGCGTCAGACTGGGCGAGGGTGTCGTTTTTTCCGGGCTGGGGCCCGGCGCCCGCGGCGACGGGACCGGGCTGTACGTGGTCCCGGGCGGCGCGGGGAGCGGGCTGTAGGCGGCCGACGGGGCCGGGGTGGCTATCACCGGGGCGACCGACGCCGCGGGCCTGTGCGTGGCCCTGGAGGCCGTGTGCAGCGGCCCGGGGTACTTGCCCGGCCCGGGCGAGGCCTTGGCGGGCGGCGCCGGGGTGTTGCCGGACCGCGCAACATAGGTGAATGCCCCCGCCGCCAGCGCGGCCAGCAGTACGATAAGCATGGCCACGGCGGGCACGGGGTGCCTGCGGTACTCGTCCCAGAACCAGCGCACCAGCTGTACATCGGAAATGCTCACGCTGTGGTCGGTCTTGACCTGGGTCAAGTACAAGCGTAGATTTAACTGCAGACAAGCACGACGAGAGCAGGGCAGGAGGCACCGCGTGGACATCGAGCAGCTGATCTTCAACCGGAAGCACCGCGTGACGCGGCCGGCCGGGCATCACGGCGACGGCACCGTGCAGGCCCGCCAGCTCGACGCCGTGCTCATGACGCTGGGCTTCAAGTGCTCCGGCGGCCTGCTGGCCGCGCTCGGCGCGATGCACCCGGCCTACGTCATCGACAAGGCCGTCCAGGTCATCGGCTGGGCCCGCGAGCTGTCCGGGGCGCATCGCCAGCACAACACCTACTTCATCGACTTCCCGCGCAACGTCCCGGACACCGAGGAGTTCTGGATGAGCCTGATCGAGCAGGCCGTCCGGGAGCGCGTGGGAGTGCGCGGCGGCGTGGCGGTCAACTCGCTGACCAACGAGGCGCGGTTCTTCGTGGACCTGCTGAGCCTGCCGGGCTACGGCACCTACCAGCACAGCTACGAGGACATGCTGGCCCGGCACGACGAGCTGATCCCGCTGCTCGGTGACCGGGTGACCGTCATCCACCTGGGCCAGGACCAGGTCACCGAGGCCGGGGCGCTGTACGCCGAGCTGGCCGGCTCGGCCGTGCCGCTGTCCGGCGAGAGCCTGGACGCGCTGCGCGAGCTGGCCGACGCGTGCACCGGCATGCCGGTGCCGGAGGTGAAGGTCGCCGAGAACCTGGCCGTCATCAACGCGGTCCGGGTCCGCCAGGGCGCCGCCCCGTCCGTCCGCACGGCGACCGACGTGCTGCGGCTGGCCGCCGAGCTGTCCGGCTCGGACGTCACGCTGGCCACGCCGCCGAAGTTCGCCTCGTTCCCGCGCGCCCAGCGGCGCCTGCTGGCCGCGGCGCTGCGGCACGTGGGCCGCAGCGACGTCCCGCAGCGGGCTGAGCAGTTCAAGCGGCTCGGCGAGCGCATCCACCCGCACGAGTACCCGGCCGCGGCCGAGGTGTTCGCGGTGGCCCGCGGCGAGGTGCAGGCGCGCAGCCTGGCGTCGGTGGCCGAGTACGAGTTCCGCTCGGGCCGGGCCGACCTGGCCGCGCGGGTGCTGCTGGCCGCGCCGGGCATGCTGTGGCGTGCCGCGGACCGGATTCTGCGCGAATCCCGGCCGGGCATGAGGGCGGACGCGCTGTATCACCTGGAGGCCTCGGCCCCGCGGGTGTCCGGCCGGGTGCTGCTGGGCGTGCGCGAGCACCTGATGAACCGCGCCCGCAAGGGCGGCGCGCCGCGGGTGTTCGTCAACCGGCGCGGCCGGGCCTGGGTGACCGGCGACCCGCGCGTGCCGCTGGACGAGGGCGCCGTGCGCGACGTGCTGGGCGTCATCGACGCCGAGGTGCTACGCCGGCTGCCGGACACCGGCACGCTGGTCATCGACCCGGCCATCGCCGGGGCCGCGCTGCCGCTCAGCGGCAAGGGCACCCCGGACGGCCTGGGCGTGTGGCCGCGCGGCTCGGTCATCCCGGTGGGCGGTGACCTGCTCCGGTTCTTCGTGTACTGGAAGCAGCGCTCCCAGCGCACCGACTTCGACCTGTCCGCGCTGCTCACCGACGAGCAGTTCGGCAACATGTCGCACGTGAGCTGGACCAGCTACCACGCCGACGGCGCGGTCTACTCCGGCGACATCACCGACGCCACCAACGGCGCCACCGAGTTCATCGACATCACGCTGGGCGTCCGGCGCGGCTACGTCATCCCGCAGGTGTACGTGTACTCCGGCGAGGGCTTCTCCGAGGTCGAGGAGAACTTCTTCGGCTTCATGACCCGCGAGGGCGAGCAGCGGGGCGTCCCGTTCGAGGCGCGCACGGTGCGGATGAAGGGCGCGCTGGCCGGCGAGCACCGCACCGCCATGCCGCTGGTGTTCTACCGCGGCGAGGACGGCAAGTGGTACGCCAAGTGGGTGCACCTGTACCTGCGCGGTGCCCTCAACTTCTTCGGCGGCGCCCAGGTCGAGGACAACAAGGTCACCACCGCTGGCCTGGCGCGCGGCATCATGGAGCGCGAGTACCTGCGGGTGGGCTACATCGCTGAGGCCCTCAAGGCCAAGGCCCAGTTCTTCATGGTGCCGCAGCTGTTCGCTGACGGCGGTGCCCCGGAGGGCTCGGAAGTGACCTACATCGGTATCGAGCAGCCGGAGGGGCTGCCGCGGGACGCCCGGGTGTTCACCCTGGAGAACCTGGGCAGCCTGGTCCCGGCTTAGGATCGGGGCACGACCTACAACTGAACAGGCCGGGGGGCTATGAGCGGGCTTCCTTCACCCCCTGATACGGAACCTAGCCCGTTCGCTCTCCCCCCGGCCTGCCTCACACAACTGAATGCCGGCGGCCATCGGGACGCTTCCTTCCCTCTTATGCCTGCGGGGCCCTGCCCCGCGGACATAGCCAACCTGACTAGCATCCCGGCTCTCCGCTGGCCCGGCTTCGCGGGCGGCCATCGCCAGGCTTCCTCCACTCCAGGTTCAACTCCTGGAGACCTCACCGAGGTCTCTGCCTAGCCTGGCGGCCCCCCGCCCGCTGACGTGGCCCCGCGGCCATCGGAGCGCTTCCTTTGTCGAGGCGCTGCTGAGGGTCGATACGGAGGGAGGTGAACAGGTTGTCCGAGGCGCTGCCTCTCTCGTGTGAGGGGAGGTGATGCCCCATGAGTACCCCAGGACCAGGGCAAGGTTCCTATGAGTCACGTCTCCAGCCGCCGGGCGGTATGGGAGTCACGACGCAGGGGTTCGGTTTAGGGTCAGGAAGGATATGTCCTGCCTGAGACGCAGGCTCTTCCGAAACCACCTCCTGAAGGAGAGAATTTTGCGGTAGGTGTCCCGTACTTCTTAGCGATTCCTACCATTTGCCACGCCCTACCGGGACTCCTTAATCCTGGGAAGTCTTCAGAGACGACCCGGTCTCCATCCGCCAGCTGGTCACCATGCGCAGGCGGGACGGCCAGGCCAGGGCGCTGTTCCGGCTGCTGACCAAGCCGCTGCTGGCCAGCCTCAAGAACGCCGACGTGGTGCCGGTCGACGGCATGGTGGGCGGGGTGGACGAGGCCAAGTTCTGCAAGGACCTGCTGTTCCTGCCCGCTAACGCCGGCGGCATGACGCATTCCTTCTCCCGGTTCGTCAAGCAGATGCTGCTGGCATTGTTCAACGGGTTCTCGGCCTGGGAAATGATCTACTGGATTCCTAAGACCGGGCCAAATAAGGGGAAAATCACCCTCCGGGAAATCGACTGGCGCCCGTCTGAGACCCTGACATTCCTGCTCGACGGCCAGGGGAAGTGGAACGGGTTCCGGCAGCGCACCTTCTTTCAGGGCCGGACCATTGATGTCAAGCTCCCCAGGGAAACTGCGCTCTATTACGCGCACGAGGAGGCCGAGCGCCCGTTCTACGGCGTGTCGATGTTCGAGTCGGCGTTCTACCACTACGACAAGAAGGAGAAGCTGTACTACATCGCCCACCTGGCGGCGCAGCGGGCCGCGGTGGGGCTCCGGATCGGCACCATGGTGCCCAACGCCCCGGCCGCGGACAAGGACCACTTCATCGCGGCGCTGAGCCAGCTGGGCCTGGCCCAGTACATCGCGGTGCCGTCGGCGGACTGGACCGTGCAGACCCTGAACGAGGCGGCGGCCCGGTTCGACTTCCTGGGCCTGATCAACCACCACAATTCGCAGATGTCCAAGTCGGTGCTCGCGCAGTGGTTCGACAACGAGCAGGGCGGCGGCCAGGGCGACAGCACGCTGGTGGATTTCGGCAAGCAGGACGACGTGACCTTCTTCCTGATGCTGGAGGGCATCCTGGAGGAGATGGCCGAGATGATCAACACGTATATCTTCCCGAGGTTCGTGGACTGGAATTTCGGCAGCGGGAAATACCCGGAGTTCAAGTGGGGCACGCTGACCAGCGAGCAGAAGGCGGCGGTGCAGGACACGTTCGATAAGATCGCCGCGGCGGGAATGCAGGCCAACGTCACGCCCGAGTTCATGCTGGACCTGGAGCAGAGAATGGCGGTCGACTTCGGGTTCGACATCGACTACGACAAGATCAAGAAGGACCGGGAGCAGCAGGCCAAGCTCATGGCGCAGCAGGGCGCCATGGGCGGGCCGCCGATGCCCATGCCGCCGGGGGCGGGTCAGGGCCCGGCGGCTGGCGGGCCGGGGGCGGGGCCTCCCGCGCCGCCTCCGTTCCCGCCGCCGGGCATGGCGCCCCCGCCGCCGGGCGGGCCGGGCCTGGGCGGCGGCCCGGGACCGGGGCCGCCGCAGCTGCAGGGCCGGGGCTCGTGAGCGCGGAGGAGGCGCTGGCCGCGCTGGCCGCGGACCTGGTCGAGGAGATCGCCGCCGGGCGCGCGGCCGAGCTGGCCGCCGCGGCGGCCCGGGAGAGCCCCAACCCGGCGCCCGCCCCGCTGCTCGGCCCGCCGTGGCGGGAGGCGCCGCCGCGCGCGGGAGCCTGGGCGGTGCACCCGCAGCTGGGCGGGCACCTGATCCGGCATCCGGGGGACACCATCTCCTTCCACGCCTACCGGCACCTGGTGGAGCCGCGCGAGCAGCTGCCGCAGGACGATTCGGGGGCACGTGGCGGAGTCGGAGCTGGGGGCGCGGGTAGCGCAGGCGGTGGCCGCCGCGCTGGGAAGCGCCGCCGGTTACCTGGAGCTGGTGACCCGGAACAACCCGCACGGCAGCGTGGCCCAGCTGCTGGCCCGGCCGGACGTCACCGCGGTGCTCACCGAGGCGCTGGACGAGGCCAGGGCGGACGCCGAGGAGCTGGTCCGGCAGGGCTGGTACTTGGGGGCGCCGGCGTCCGCCCTGGCCCCCGCCCAGCTGGAGCGGCTGCTGGCCGACGTCGGCCGCACCTTCGACGCGCTGCCGCACCTGCACGTCCGCATCCGCCGGGCGCATGCCTCGGTCGGGCAGCGGGCGTTCGTCCCGGGGGCGACCGAGCCGGGCGCCAGCCCGGCCATGGAGGCGGCGGCCGAGCGCGCCGCGGCGGTCCGCCAGGCGGTGCTCGACTGGGCCCGCTCCGCGGCGCTGAGGGCGCGCATGACGGTCTCGACGGCGGAGGGCTCCGCCAGGACGCTGGCCGCGCTGCAGGCCGCCCACGCGCTGCGTGAGAGCGGCCAGGAGGTGCTCAAGCGGTGGGCGGCCCGCTCGGACGCGTCCTGCTGCTTCTGGTGTGACCGGCTGGACGGGGTGGCCATCCCGCTGCGGGCCAGCTTCGCCCCCTACCTGGGCGGCCCGGCCCGGATGCCGCAGGCCTCGCCCCGGTACGTGGTGTCCGGGGCCGGCGAGCGGAAATTCGGCCGGCGCGCTGGCAGCCGGATCATCTACACCCAGCCGCCCCGGCTGTACCATGGTGACCTGCAAGGACCGCCCCTGCATCCTTTCTGCAGGTGCTGGCTGGAAATAGCGCGGAGGGGAGGCAGCCAGGGACGCCGCCGTCGGCCGGAGCACCGGACGTCTGGCGTTTTCCTGAGCGCATCCGAGGTACGCGCGGTACCTGAGGACAGGTACCAGGCAGAACTAGCATTCCTGAGGGCCGCTATGCACGAGCTAAGCCTGGTGTTGAAGAGGCTGTCGGAGGGACTGTGACTACAGAGGGACGGGCGCCGCGGGAGCGGCGCCCCTTTGCTACCCGGAGGCGGCATGGCTAGCCGCACCCGGCGCTGGTTCGCGGACAGCTCGGTCTCCTACGCGCTGGCCGCCATCGCGCTGATCGAGTACGCCCGCGACCACCGGGGCGAGCACTTCGAGTTCGGCCCGCTGGACGCTGAGTCCATGCGGGCCGGCGGGCTGACCGTGAGCGGGGAGGACCTGGACGGGGTGGCCGGGCTGCTGGCCGAGATCCCCGGGCTGACCGAGTACCGCAACGGGGCGGAGGAGGCGCCGGTCCCGATAGCCTGAGCGTGTCCGGGTGGGTGGTCTGCGAGGAGGAAACGGACCTGGCCCTCGCGCAGGTCCGCGGGTACCGGCGTGTCGAGCGAGGAAGGCCCGAGTGGGTCAGGCCGTATGCCAGGCGCTGGTGGATACCCCACCCGGACTGGGTGAAGGGCCAGCAGCGGTGGGTCACCGCCGGCGAGGCCGGCTGGCGCCGGGAGGGTGCGGAGAACTGGGCGAAGGGCCAGCAGGCCGGGCGCGCGGCCGAGGCCGCCGAGGATGTCCGCGAGGGCGAGACCGACCTGCCGCGCTGGGCCCGGACGCCGGAGAACGGCGAGCCGCTGACCGCCGAGGAGCGCCCGGGCGCCGAGGGGGTGGTCGGCCAGGGCACCATGCACGAGCGGCCGGTGCACGGCTACGCGCGGCCCAACCCCGAGCGGCTGGCCCGGCCGCCGCGCAAGGGCGGCTACGCCCGGCCCGAGGACCATCCGTTCTTCAAGCAGCATGACTTCTCCGAGAAGAACATCGTCGCCGCCTACGACGCCACCACCGCCTCGCACCGGGGCCAGGGGATGCGCTGGTACCCGGACATGGCCCGGCTGGCCTGGGTGCTCGGCGGCGGGGACGCCGAGGCCGGCGCCAAGCAGCTGTCGGCCTACTCCCCGCAGGCCGGCTGGCCGCTGAACATGTTCAACGCGGCCCGCGCGCTGGCCGAGGGCCGCCCGCTGCAGAAGGGCGAGGGCATCTTCCTGCCCGCGCACACCTCGATGTCCACCGCGGCGTTCGCCGGCAAGCACTACGACCAGGTGTTCAACGGGCCGAAGACCCACGCGTTCGCCCACCTGGGCGAGCAGGGCCTGGACCACCCCGGGGACCCGATCGGCGCGGTGGTGGTCGACCGGCACGCGGTCAACGTGGCCGGCGGCGGCAACCTGACCGACGAGGAGGTGGGGTCCGCCCCGATCGGCAAGGAGCCGTTCTATTCCCACGTCGCCGACATGTACCGCAACGCGGCCCGGACCATCTCCGAGCGCGACGGCGAGGAAATCTCCCCGTCCGAGCTGCAGGCCATCACCTGGCTGCGGCAGCAGGAGCTGAACGAGGCCCGGACGAGGGCCGCCGCCGCGGCCGGGGAGAAGAAGGCCAAGGGCGCGATGGGCCTGTACACCGCCATGAAGAACCACTGGGCCCGGTGGGAGCAGTACGCCCGCGAGCACGGCATCCGCACCGAGTTGGGCTCTACCGCGCTGGCCCCCAAGCCCATCACCGCGGCCGAGGCACGCGGCGACAGCAAGCCGGTGTCGGCCGCCGAGTTCTGGGACACCGCGACCCGGGGCCGTGACATGATCGGCTCGATGCTGTCTAACTCCAGCCCGCCGACCGGCCTGACCGACAACTGGGATGCGCTGGTCCAGCAGGCCTGGACGGCGGCGCAGGAGTCCTGGGGCGGCATGACCATCGACGCGCACACCGGGGTGCCGCTGTCCGGCAACGAGAACCTGTGGGCCGTCACCGGCAAGCTGCCGTTCGGCTACCGGACCATCGAGATCCCGGAGACGTCCACCGAGGCCCAGTTCAAGCGGGCGATGGACCGGGCGCTGAAGGAGTTCGGGCCGCTGCTCGCGGCGTCCGGCTACCACCTGGGCATCTTCCACGACGACGAGAAGGGCACCATCGAGTTCGACCCGGTCATCATCGCGAGCAGCCTGGAGGACGCCAACGCCCTGGGCGCGTACACTGGGAATATCGGGGGCGCCTACAACTTCGCCGACGGTAACGGATATTTTCCACCACATATTCGAGAAGAACAGCCAGGTCCTGCACAGTCGTCTCCTAGCCCATCTCCTGGGGCGTAATACCAGGTATGCCACGTGTTAGTACTGAGGGACGCCAGGAATACGATCGAGTCCGGCAGGAACGCCGCCGGAACGACCCGGAGTACAAGAAGAGGCGCAACGCTCGGAGCCGTCAGCGCTATGCGGAGGAACCCGGGCGTCGTGAGGCCGTGCTGGCCTATCACAAGGCGTACAGGACTCAGGGTCCGGTCAACCTAAACACCAGGCGTATGCGGATTGCCCGGGGCATGCTTTGGACCCCGGAGCAGGAGGCTGAGCACCTGGCGAAGACTCACTGCGAGGTGTGCGGGAAGCTGCCCACCAAGCGCGGGCTGTTCGCTGATCACTGTCACGGGTGTCGTTGGTACCGTGGGGCACTCTGCCAGGGCTGCAACCATGCCGAAGGAATCATCGAGAAGTGGGGTGCGG